TATGAGAAAATTAATTATTGACACACATAAGGAGAGATTAAATGACACACTATCAGATTCGTAAACAATGGAGAGTTAAACTTCATGCTAATCGTTGTAAAGACAATGACCAGTCCGTAGAAAGATACCACCATGATGCAGCAGTTCTTAACAAGGCTATGGATAGATATAAAATTGAAGGTAGAAGGGCTACTTGGTAATGACTATAAATGAATTTATCAAACAATGTAAAAAGCTATTCGGTAACGATATAGAATACAAAGCAACTTCTAAAGACGGACAAGTATTTAAAACGAAAGGATGGAGAGATGATAAAGTGGGCACTAACCAAAGACAACTTACCCCAGCTTATAGAGAAACTAAAAAATCTTGATTTTACTAAACGCTGGCGTGTAACAGTAACAGACGCTAAACTTAACCGTAGTCTTGAACAGAACGAAAGGTTATGGGAACTATATACAAGTTTAAGTAATCATTTAGGTATTGAGAAAGACCGTATTCATGAACTTTGTGGCTTTAAATTTTTGAGATACCAAACTGAAATAGCAGGTATGCCTGTAGAACTTATAAAGTCAACAACTAAACTAACCACAAGTGAGATGACAGAATACCAACAACAGATAGAGGTATGGGGTCAGACTATGGGTTGGGGTTGGGATTATTAGTGGATGAAGATTTAGGTAGTGTAAGATTAGCAACATTAGAAGACCTGCCTTATGTTATTAGTTTAAGTAAAAAAGAAAGTAGCTCATTAGGGTTCATTCCTAAAATGGCTTATGAAGCAGCAATAACAGGCATTAAAACTGGTGATAGATGGAGTAATGTTTGTAACGATAAATTGTTTATAATAGAATGTAATAAAGATTTAGTAGGGTTTTGTTTGTGTAGTTTTGGATTGCCGCATGCAAATATGAGAATAGGTCGTATAGCTCAAATATGTATTCAAACAGACGCAAGAAAATTATTAAGAGGTAAATTATTGCTTGACCATGTTATTAATTATGGTGAAACAAAATTTACTTTTAGATGGCAATGTGGTTGTGCAGATGATTTAGAAAGTAATGTTTTTTGGAAGGCAATGGGTTGGGTTCATATTGCAGAACGACAAGGTATATCACATAAAAATACCTGGAAACAAACAAGCAAAAGGAAAGTTAATGTTTATAGATTTGATAAAATGGATTTTTTACTTATATGAACTACAGAAATAAAAAGCTATTAGAAATTGTTAGAGAAGCTCCATGTATGATGTGTTCAATGGAAGATGGAACAGTTTGTGCAGCTCATAGCAATCAATTAAGAGATGGCAAGGGAACTGGTATAAAAGCAAACGATTTTAGAATTGCAGCATTATGCCACCAATGCCACCACATGATAGATAATGACAAATCATTAGATAAGCATGATAGAATAAGTGCATGGGAAGAAGCACACCGTAAAACTATAGGCTGGTTATTTACTAACGGACATTTGGAGGTAAAGTAATGGGTAAAGGTTCTGGAAGAAGACCATTGTTAATTTCTGAACAAGAAGCACAAGATAACTGGGACAAGATTTTCAAAAAGGAAAAGAACAGTCCTGACGTTTCACCACACGCTTATGAATACGAACTTAATAAGTCCACCGGTAATGTAGAAAAAAGATTTAAAGAAGGAACATCTAAACCTAACGAGGAACAATTTAATGGCAATGTCACCAACACAAGTAGCCTTAGCAAAAATGAAGAAGGACAACTACCCTCTGGTGCAGATAGTTGAAACTTTTAACTTTCATGCTGGTGTCCGCAAAGACCTCTTTACGTTTATTGACATCCTTGCTATAACTGAAGAAGGTCAAGTAGTAGCGGTCCAGGTCACATCAAAGAGCAATATGGGAGCACGAATAAAAAAGATAAGTGATAGTGAGTCTGTTAAGTATGTACGGAAGGCAGGATGGAAAATACTTGTATGGGGTACATATAAACAAAACAACCGTTGGCAAATAAAAGAAGTGGATGTATCTTGAACATTAGAGATAAAATACTAGCCTACCTTACAGAACCTAAAGCTATAAAAGATATAGCAGCACATGTAGATGGCAATTACAATACTATTAAAAACTTGCTTGTCACCATGAAGATGGAAGGTGATATACACGCATTCAAAGATAAAGATAATAGACTTATGCACTATTACATTCCACAGCCACATCCATTACAAGGTATATTTGGACACACAGCAAATTTTACAGAAGACCAAATAAAAGGTGTTATCAGTCATAATGCAGATGATGCTAAACATAACCTTCAGCAAAGAACTACACAAGAAACATTTGGGCAAAGCGTAGCTTATACGCTAACACAATATGATTAGTATGGAACGATTATTGTCCATCCTAGAGGATTGGGCTTTATGGATGAAGACGGATAATCATAAGCTAGGTTATCCATCTAAAAGCATAGGTATGTCATCTGGTGGAGAAAGTACCAGTCAGGCGTTTGAGGAAATGTGCTCTTCGCAAGACATGTCTAACGTAAGGACTATTCACGCTATCGTGCATAGCTTAGAACAAGGGCAACAAGAAGCTATCTATGCTAAATACTTAGGTGCTAAACCACCATTAGCTTTTTACTGGCAATTAGATATGGCATACGATAACTTGCTTACAATAGCAGAAAGACGAATAAACGCATAATGTTGTTGAACAGATATAGCAAAGTATGCTATAATACTACTTGTTGGACAACTCCTGTCCGTTAATAACGTAATCCCACAAAAGCCTGACCATACTCTCTCCTTGGTTGGGCTTTTTCTTTTATATGACACTCTTAGTAACAATATGCAGCCAATGCGGTGACCCTTTTGACTCTACCGAGTATCCGCTATGTAACGACTGTAGATATGACCATAGATTTATTAAATTAAGGAAAGATAATGAAGTCAACACCGAAGACAAAAGCAGGCAAGATGAAGAAAGTAGGGAAAGTAATGCGTGAGTTTAAAGAAGGCACATTACATTCAGGTAAGGGTGGTAAAGTTGTGAAAAATCCTAAACAGGCGATAGCAATCGCTTTATCAGAAGCAAAAATGTCTAAAAAGAAAGGTAAATAATCATGCCAATGGTCGGAAAAATGAAGTTTGCTTACACAGAAAAAGGTAAGAAAGAAGCTAAATCATACGCAAAGAAAACAGGTAAAGCTATGGCAGCTAAGCCTATGAAAAAGGCAGCTAAACGTGGCAAGTAAACCAGGCTTGTACAGTAATATTGCAAATAAACGTGCAAGAATCAAGGCAGGCTCAGGTGAGAAGATGCGTAAGGTAGGAAGTAAAGGTGCACCTACTGCTATGGCATTTAAACAATCAGCAAAGACAGCTAAGAAAAAGAAATGATTAAGAAGGGTAAGGAAACATTTTCAGGTTATAATAAACCTAAGAGAACGCCTAATCATCCTACTAAGTCACATGCAGTATTAGCTAAAGATGGTGACACAGAAAAACTAATACGCTTTGGACAAAAAGGCGTAAGTGGTGACAAAACAAATACAGATAGAGCAAAGTCTTTTAAAGCAAGACACGCTAAAAACATTGCAAAAGGAAAAATGAGTGCCGCTTTTTGGAGCAACAAAATTAAGTGGTAACAAAAACATATACTAAGACTTGCCCTAATTGTGGCTCTTTACAGTCATACGGAAGAAAAGGGCATTTAGAAGATGCTATCAAAGGCAATTGGAAATGTCGTTCTTGTAGTAACCATGATAATAACTTTAAGGGAAAGTATCATTCTATTCCTTATACATGGTTTAATATGAAACAAAAAGGTGGTCTTTCAAGAGGATATGCTTGGGACTTAACCATAGAATACATTTGGAATATGTATGAAGAACAAGAAGGCGTATGTGCCTTATCAGGTATTCCAATAGGATGGGCAGAAAAAGGTTTAACAGCAACAGCATCAATAGATAGAGTTGATAACTCTGAAGGATATATTGTTGGTAATGTTCAGTTAGTACATAAAGATGTTAATTTTATGAAGCAACAATTTGACCAAGAATACTTTGTAAACATTTGCAAACAAATAGCCAATAAAAATTAAGTGGTAAAACTAGATATATATGTAGGATATGATGGCAAGGTAGAACCAATTGCTTATCATAACTTTTGCCAGTCAGTTATAGAAAAGTCATCTATACCGGTAAGTTTTACACCATTAGCATTAAACACTTTAAAAGACTACAAAGAAACACATACAGACGGTAGTAACGCATTTATCTACTCACGCTTTTTAGTGCCATATCTAAATAACTTTAAAGGTATCGCACTATTCGTAGATGGCGATATGATATGCCGCACAGACATTGCAGAGATATTAGCTAACTTTGATACAGACGAAGCAATTAAAGTTGTAAAGCATAACTACACAACAAAGCATCCTGTTAAGTACTTAGGTGCAAAGAACGAAGACTATCCTAAAAAGAACTGGTCAAGCGTTATGTTATGGAACTGCTCGCATTGGTTGAACCGTCAGCTAACGCCTAAATTTATTCAAGAACAAACAGGTAAATATTTACATAGATTTGAATGGCTTAAATATCCTGAAGAACAAGTAGGTAAGCTAGACGAAACATGGAACTGGCTAGAAACAGAATACGAATATAATGCAGACGCTAAGTTAGTGCATCACACATTAGGCACACCATGTTTTAAAGACTATCAGTCTACAGACTATAGCCAAGAATGGTGGGAAACATACCAAAGAATGATATATCCTCTAAAAGGAAAGAACAGGGAAAGCGAATTATGAACTACTTAGACTATTTAGTAAATGCTATGACAGGCGGTCAACCAACTCAACAGGAGTTAATGGCACGCAAAATGGCAGAAGACGAAGCTAAAAAGCAAGCACTTCAAGGTCTATTGTCACAACAAGCTGGACCAATGCCAGAGCCTATGAGAATGACACCAGAGATGATTAATGAAATGAGACGCAATATGACACCACCTATTTCAGGTCAAGGTCAAATGGCAAACCAATACAGACAAAATCTATTTAATCCTGGTATGACTATGCAACAAAACTATGTAGACCCAAGATTAATGGAACAAATGTATTACAGAGGCTTATTAAGCAGATAAACATAGAGGGCAACCAACCTAAGGGAGTTGCAAAACAATGGATAACGAAGAACGAAAAAGACTAGCAGCAGAACGTAGCTCAGAAGTGAACAAGGGAAACAATTACTCTAGTAAAACCAATAGGTTATGGGCGGAAACACTTAGACGTGCTGTTATACAATCAGATGCAGAACGCTTACGTATGATAGCAGAGGCTTTATTAGATAAAGCAGCTTCAGGTGATGTATCAGCTATCAAAGAACTAGGTGATAGAATAGATGGTAAGTCAGTAGCAACTACAGAGTTGACTGGCGTAGATGGTTCTAATTTACCTATAAGCATTGCAATAGATTTTGTAAAGCCTAAAGATGAAGGTTAATGCAACCTTTCCTGATAAACTAGATTTTCTTTTCCAGAGTCACCGTTACAAAGTAGCATACGGTGGCAGGGGTTCAGGTAAGTCATGGTCTATGGCTAGAGCATTGCTTATAAAAGCAGCTAATGAGCCAACACGTGTCTTATGTGCACGTGAAATACAAAAGTCTATCAAGCAGTCAGTTCATACATTACTTAATGACCAAATACAAGCATTAGGTTTAGGAGCTTTCTATGAAGTCTTGGAAGCAGAGATTAGAGGTCTTAACGGTAGTACATTTAGCTTTACTGGGTTGGCTACTAATACTGTGGAAAGTATTAAGTCTTTTGAAGGATGTGATATTGTCTGGGTGGAAGAGGCACAAACGGTATCAAAGAAGTCATGGGATATTCTTATACCTACAATCCGTAAGCCAAACTCAGAAATCTGGGTAAGTTTTAACCCTAACATAGATACAGACGATACATATACTAGATTCGTGGTTAATCCACCAGAGAACGCTAAGGTTGTTAAAGTAAACTATACTGACAATCCTTGGTTTCCTGAAGTGCTAGAGATAGAACGTCTACATAGCGAAAAGACTAACCCTGACTATGCAAACATCTGGGAAGGTGATTGTAAGGCTGCTGTAGATGGTGCTATATACTCTAACGAGATACGTGAAGCACAAGAAGGTAACCGTATAACAACTGTACCTTATGACCCTATGATGAAGGTTCATGTAGTCATGGACTTGGGATGGAATGACAGCATGTCAGTTATCCTCTGCCAAAAAGGTATATCAGATTTACGCATCATTGGTTATATAGAAGATGACCACAGAACATTAGATAGTTATTCTGCACAACTAAAGAACTTATCCTATAACTGGGGTACAATGTTCTTACCACATGACGGACAGTCTAAAGACTTTAAGCATGGTATATCAGCAGAAGATATTATGAAGAAGTTAGGATGGGATATACGTATCGTGCCTAAAGCAGACATAGAGTCTGGTATTAAGTTAGCACGTATGAACTTCCACCGTATATACTTTGATAAGTCAGCACAAAGACTTGTTGAATGTTTAAAGAATTATCGCAGAAGTATAAACTCTGCAACCAACGAACCTGGTGCGCCACTACATGACGAATACAGCCATGGAGCAGATGCGTTCAGATATTTATGTACCTCTATTGAGTCTATGAAGAACGAGTCATGGAGCAAAGAGAAAATACAATATACAAATAGAGGAATTGTTTGATGAATATAGAAGACATGGAAATAATTGCACAGATAGAGGCGCAAGAGAATATAGCCTATGGTGTAAATGATAGTGCATTGTCTAATGATAGAGCAGAAGCGATTGACTACTACCTAGGACAACCATTCGGTAACGAAGAAGAAGGTCGTTCACAAGTTGTATCGTATGACGTTCAAGATACTATTGAGTCAGCATTACCACAATTACTTAAAGTCTTTGTAGCTGGTGACAAAGTTGTTCAGTTTGACCCTAAAGGTCCTGAAGACCAAGAAGCAGCAGAACAAGAAACAGATTATATTAACCATGTAGTGATGGAGCAAAACGAAGGCTTCAAGATATTCTACGTATGGTTTAAAGACGCACTACTCTCTAAGAACGGTTATGTAAAAGTATATGCCGAAGAAGAAGAGGAAGAAGAAGAATACGAATACAAGGGGTTGACAGACGCCCAACTTCAAATGTTGGCTTCAGATGAGAATACAGAAGTATTAGAGCATACTGGTTACCCTGACCCAAGTGTCAACATGGATGTTGTCTATCAACAAGCAGCTATGAATGGTGTTGACCCAGCTACAGTTATGCAACCTATGTTACATGACGTTAAGCTCAAGGTTACAGAAAAAGAAACAGAGATTCATATTGAGAACGTAGCTCCAGAAAACATGATGATTTCTGTAGAGGTTAATGGTCCTAACCTACAAGATGCTAAGTTTGTTCAACACAGAGAAGTGATGCAGTTAGCTGACATTGCTGAAACGTTTGACAAGCCATTAGAATACATCAAGTCTATTATGTCAGACCTACGAGACACTTTTGAAGAAGAGTCTAATGCTCGTGATATCTATGACGAAGAATATGATAGAGCTATTGAGTCGCAAGAAGCACTTGTTAAAGACACATACATTAAGTTAGATGGTGAAAGATATAGAGTAGTCGTATTAGGTAACACAGTTCTTTATAAAGAGAAATGTGAGTATGTACCTTTCGCATGTATCACACCTATGATAATGCCACATAGACATATTGGTCGTTCTTATGCTGACTTGACTATGGACATTCAGCTCATTAAGTCTACTCTTATTCGTGGTCAGTTAGATAATATGTATCTAGCTAACAATGGTCGTTATGCTATTAGTGACAGAGTAAACCTAGATGATATGCTAACGTCAAGACCAGGTGGTATTGTTCGTGTAGATGGTGACCCAGGTTCAGGCATTATGCCTTTATCACATCCACCATTACCAGCATCATCATTCGGTATGGTTGAATACATGGACTCTATGAAAGAAAAGAGAACAGGTATCACAGCTTATAACCAAGGCTTAGATGCTAATAGTCTTAACAAGACAGCTACTGGTGTAGCACAGATTATGAATGCGTCTCAACAACGTATTGAGTTAGTAGCACGTACATTCGCAGAGACAGGTGTTAAAGAGCTATTTAAACTTGTGCATTACTTGGTAAGAACAACACTTACTAAACCAGACATTATTCGTTTACGTAACAAGTGGGTAGAAGTAGACCCTAGAGAATGGAAAGCTCGTAAAGACTTATCTATATCTGTAGGATTAGGTGCAGGTAATAAAGACCAACAATTGGTTCACTTAACATCTATCTTACAAATGCAAAAAGAAGCTATTGCTGTTGGCTTAACTAACCCTGAAAAGATATACAACGCACTTGCTAAACTTACACAGAATGCAGGCTTTAAGAACCCTGAAGAGTTCTGGGTTAATCCAGCTAATACACCTGAGCAAGAAGGTCAGCAAGATAAGCCTTCTGAAGCTGAAATTATGATTCAAGGTCAGTTGCAGATTGAACAACAAAAAGCTCAAGCTCAACTACAACAAGAGCAAGTACGTTCACAGAATGATGTTATAATTGAACGTGAGAAGATAGCAGCTCAAGCAGAACTAGAACGCTTCAAGGCACAACTTAAAGCTGAGACTGATTTAGCTATCGCACAAATCAAAGCACAATCAGGGATGATATATGGCGGATAAGTCATTAGAAGAAGTTAAACGTGGTGAACAAGCATCACAGATATTAGATAACCCTATCTACAAAGAAGCTATGGATAAGGTAAGAGAAAGTCTTATTGCTAGTATGGCGAACAGTCCACTAGGTGATGAGAAGACACATAACAAATTAGTTATCGCACTACAACTACTAAACCAAATAAACAAGCAACTTACTGACGTTATGCAAACAGGTAAGTTAGCAGCTATCCAAACGGATAAACCAAGATTTAAAGTATTTGGTTAGTTTCATTCAGAAGTAGTTTTCCAGTATTTTGAATGAAAACCGTTTTGACAGGCAAAGAATTTAGGTAAGGACAAGCCTACTTAGGACTCTTAGGAGTCTTTTTTATTGTCTAATTTCAAGGAAATAAAACTATGAGTGACCAAGTCCCAGAACAGTCACCACAAAGCCGATTAGAGGCTATGCTAGGTGATAGTATTGAATCAGATGTGCAACCAACAGAAGCACCTGAAGAAGAAGAACAAACACCACTAGAAGCTGAGGCTGAAGCTACTGAAGAAGTAGAGTCAGAAGAAGCAACAGAAGAACCAGATGAAGAGGTTGAGGAAGAAGAACAGTCGCAAGATGAAGTTCCTGCTATCCTTAAACTTAAAGTCAATGGTGAAGATGTTGAGAAGCCACTAGACGAAGTCGTAGCATTAGCACAACAAGGCT